AAACAGAACCGGAGCAGCACATGACCGTCCCGCTCCTTCCCCCGATCGGACGCAGCAACGGCTTCGGCATGGCCGAAGCAACCCCCTTGGCCGAGGGCCCAGCCTTCGTCCTCGGCCGCCCCTCGACCCGCTACGAAGCCCGCTGGCACCGCGTCCGGTCCGGCGTCACCTCCCGCCGCTATAACGGCACCGAGTACACCCTGTGGCTGCTGTGGTGCGGTCCACACCGCGACGCCGCGAACGTCGTCGGCTCGGATGTCCTGCCTACGGGCGATCCGCTGTGCGGGACCTGCGAGGGCCGGTACTCCGGACACGCTCGCGACGGCGGCCTGGTGTTCGATCCCGACGAGCTCAAGACGCCGAAGACGTGCCCATACACGACCCTGTACGTGCCCGTGACCGACGGCTTCAACGTCGGCCGCTGCCTGGCCTGCAACCGGATCGCGCCCCTGCGTGCCGCCGGCGGCCCGTACAACCCGCGCGAGATCATCACGCGCCACCCGCCGCTTCAGCTCGTGCCCGGGTGCGCCTTCCACGGCTGGCGGCAGCTCGTCCGCCACGACGACACCGCGATGTGTCGCTGCCAGGCCGCCGCACACGCCGCGCAGACCACGACAGGAGCCTGACCATGCCCGACCAGCCCTGCCCCGAAGCCACCTACCGCACCCGGCGCTACGCCCGCGCCGCCGCATGGGCCGCGGCCACCGCCGCCGGCATCCGCCGCCAGGAGCCCGCCGAGTGCCAGCCCTGCGGCGGATGGCACGTCGTCGGACCCCAGCCCACCACCACGAAGGGACGGATCGTCTGATGCCCATCCGACCCGAGATGCGCGGCCAGTACCCGCCCAACTGGGCCGCCATCAGCATGCGCATCCGCTTCGACCGCGCCGCCGGCCACTGCGAATGCCCCGGCAACTGCGGCGCCACCCCGCACGAAACCGACCGCTGCGACGCCGTCCACGGCCAGCCCCACCCGCTCACCGGATCCCGCGTCGTCCTCACCGTCGCGCACCTCGACCACACCCCGGCCAACTGCAACGAGAGCAACCTGCGCGCGCTCTGCCAGCGCTGCCACCTCGCCTACGACGCCGAACAGCACAAGGCCCAAGCCAGCCACACCCGCGCCCTCACGCTCGCCGGCGACGCGCCCGCGCTGTTCGAGGTGAACTGATGGCCTACACCATGGTCGACGCCGAACCCGTCCGGCAACACGTCCGCGACCTCGTCGCCCGCGGCATGCGCCAGCAGGACATCGCCGACGCCGCCCCGGTGACGATGGCCGCGCTCGGGATCCTGCTCCGCGGCCACTACGCCCCCGGCCGGCCCCCGCAGCTCACCATCAACCAGATCTCGGCCCGGGCCCTGCTGGCCGTGAAGTTCAAGCCGCGCCCCGCCTACGGACGGGCCACCACCGCCGCCCCGCGCTGCGCCCCGGCCGAGGGGTTCGAACCGGCCGGCTACCACGTCGGCCGCTGCCGGGCGTGCGGCGAACTCGCGCCCGTCCGCACCACCGACGCCCCCGGCGGCTGGCGCACCACGCTCATCACCCACCCGACCCGAGCCGCCGAAAGGACCGCCGCCTAATGGCCGCCGTGGAGCTTCGCTATGGCTACACCCTCGACACCCTCGACCGCCTGGCCAAGACCGTCGTCGTCGCCAACGCCCAGTGGTGGCCCGGCGGCGACCGCCACCAGCAAATCGATACCGCCTGGTCCGGCATTGCCGAAGCGCTGTACGCGGCAGAACACGAGCCCAGCGAAAACGAACTGCTCCAGGCCGGAACCCGCGCGCTCGTCGAGGACACCAAGGCGTACCGGAAGCATCACGGCCTGCGTGATGGTGGCCTGGTCGGTGATGGTCCGCGATTCGCCGCATTTTGGTACGACCCGCCGAATGAACCGTGGGAAGACCGCCTCATCGACCGCATCGCCATCGGGCAGATCATGCCCACGCTCAAGCCGCACCTGGCCGAGACCGTCGGCGCTCTGGCCACCCTCGGTGACTACGCGGCTGCGGCGGACGCCGTCGGCGTGAAGTACGGCGCCCTGACCATGCGCATGCGAGAGGCCCGCCAGGCTTTCCAGCGCCAGTGGTACGCCCCCGATGCTCCGCCACCCACCCGCGGTACCGACCGGCGCGTGGGCTCCTACGCCCGGCCGCCACGGACCCACTGCTCGGAAGGGCACGAACTCACGCCGGAAAACACCTACCGGCGTCCCAACCCGAAGCCCGGGCGTCGCGGTGAGCGCGTGTGCAAGACCTGTGAGGCCAAGCGCAGCCAGCGTCGCGTTGCCGCGCGAAAGGTAGCCGCCTGATGCCCGCCATGGACCCCGACACCGCCATCGCCGAGACCGAGCAGTTCCTCGCCGCCTGGAACGCGAACTGCATGCAACACCTCGGCCACGTCATCGCCCAGGCTGGCTTCGACCGCGATACTCCGCTGCTCACCACCACCCACCTGCACGCGCTGCTCAACGCACTTCACGCCGCCAAGCAGCGCGAGGACGGCGCCCGCGTCCAGTGGGGCGTCTGGTGGCCCGAGACCCGCACCGTCAACCGCACCGACGGCGAGGAGACCGCCCGCGGCTGGATCCGCGAGTACGCGGCCATCGTCGGCCCGGACGCCGCCGAGACGCCGCGCGTCATGCGCCGCGCCGTCGGCGCCGGACCGTGGCAGGACGCAGACGCGGGCGAGAGGGCCGCTGTGCGCCCCGCTGGCGGCACGACAGGCCCCGCCGAGAGTCAGCGGACACACGCGGGCGTGGACGGGCCGCAGCGAGGCGCACAGGGCGACGAGACGGACGGAGGGAACTGCGGTGGGTGACGAGACGCCACTGTCCCGCGTGCGTGCCTTCCAGCGCGCCGCCAACCCCAACGGTGACTACCACTGGCCCGCCGAAGAGGCCGCGAACGTCGGCGGCGTCCCGCTGTACTTCGACGACATCGAAGCCCTCGCCAGCACCGACGAACTGGATGCGGTCGAGGTCGCTATCCGACGCCTGCGGGAAGCCGAGGCCGCGGCGGAGACGCTGCGCGAGCAGCTGGCCGCCGCGACCGCGCGAGCCGAGACGGCCGAGGCCGCGCTGGCCGAGCAGCGCGAGACGATCGCCGCGCAGATCGCAGACCTCGGCGAAAGCAGAGCCCGCCACGCGCACACCACCGGCCCCCTCGCCGCCGTCGACCGCGTCCAGGCCGACACGTACCGGACCGCCGCCTGGCTGATCCGCAACCCCGACCAGTTCGGCAAGCGCGACGCCACCCCGCACACCGCCCTGGAGCAGCTGGCCGCCGAGCAGGGCGACGAGGAAAGCGGCGACCGTGGCTGAGCCCGGCATCGTGATCCTCCGCGACGACGGCGTCATCCACGTCCCCAACGCCATCCCGCTGCCCGGCGACTGGCTCACCGGACTCAACGCCCTCATCGACCAGGCCGAAGCGTCCGTCCGCCGCGACCCGCCGGCCACGGACCCCAGGGATCCCCCCAAATGACCTGTTCCCGGCCGCCCACCAGCGCAACACTGTGACACGGAAGGAGAACCCGCCGTGATCTACCTCCTGGGCATCACAGCCCTGCTCCTCCTCGCCGCCTGGGCCATCCACCACGCCACACCCGCCCGGCCCGAACCCACCGCCACCCGCAAAGACCTCCGCGAGGCGATGCAGTTCTTCGGCGCCCAGATCGACGACATCGCCGCCTCCATGACCGTCTGGTCCAACGCCCTCGCACCCGACCGCGTGCAGCAGCTCCTCGACGGCCGGCTCCTCTGCGCACGCTGCGACGACGACCGCACTCCTGCCGACCGCATCATCGACGGCACCAGCCTCTGCGCCACCTGCGCCCATACCGCCGATCGAACACCCGTGCGAGAATAAGCCCCATGGCGCGCTACTGGCTCTGGTGGTTCATCGCGGCCTTCGGAACGTTCATCGTCCCGGAGGCCGCCGCGCTGCTCCGCGGCCGACCCCAAGACACCCTGTCCGCCTCCATCTGGCGCTGGGAACAGGTCAAGGTCGGCCAGGGCATCGGGCAGTGGACCGCCGCACACTTCCTGTTCACCGGCGTCTTCGTGCTGCTTACGCTGTGGCTGATCGGACACTTCGGATGGGGGCTGTGGCGATGACGGACCAGCCCTTCCTGCTGCCGGACTACATGCCCGCGCCCACTATCGGCGGTGAGCTCGCCCTGATGCGCCGAGACGGCGGCGCGGGCATCCGCGACCGCGCACCCGGCCACACCTGCCACCGCTGCCACGCCCCCGCCACCCAGCAGTGGCCCCGCCACGCCACCCCCGACGAAGCCGAAGACTGGCACGCCGCACGCGAACAGCACATCCGCGCCCACAACGACGGCCGCCCCGAAGCCGACTACGTCGCCAACCGCGCCGACGCCGTCACCCTCGCCGTGCACGGCTGCAACAACCACGTCGTCGACGACCCGCGCCGCACCCATGACGCCGACTGCGGCGGCCACGGCGCATGCCAGTGCGGAGGCGTGGAGTGAGCGGCATCAACCCCTTCGACCTCAGGCCCCCGACCAAGCCCCTGCTGCCGCACATGGGCCCGCTGCTGTCCGGGGCCGCCCTCGAAAAGGCTCGCGCAGCCGCTGAGCGAGGCCGCCGCGAACGCGAGCAGCAGGCCGAGACCGCCACCGCCGAGGCCACCTCCCGCTGGGAGACGGTCCTCCGCCGCTTCGAGGGCAGAGGCGAAACGCTCGGCGTCGCGGTGCTCGACCTGCACCGGCCACAGATCGGCCTCGACGGTGTCGTGTGTTCCGAGTGCCTGACCGACGACTGCTACGAGGCCGTCTCGGCGCCGTGGCCCTGCGCCACCTACCGCGTGCTCGACCCATCAACCGAGCGCGGAAGCTAGGACCCGTGAAGCAGCGGTGCACCGGCCACAGCTCGCGGACCGGCGAGCCGTGCAAGCTTTGGCCGGTTAAGGGCTCGACCGTCTGCCACAAGCACGGCGCCAGCGCCAAGCAGGTCCGTGCCAAGGCCCAGCAGCGCGTGTTCGAAGCCCAGGCCCGCCATCTGTTCGGCAAGACCGTCCCCGACACGGTCCCGATCGACAACCCCCTCGAGGCGTACGCCGCATTCGCCGGCGAAGTCATGGCCTGGAAGCAGCTCATGCACTCGCTGCTGGAAGACCTGGCCGCGCCCGGCCACCGCGACAAGGTCGGTGGCGAGCAGATTGCCGCGGCGGTGCAGCTGTACGAGCGCAGCATGGACCGGGCCAACGCGGTGCTGTCGGCGTACGCCCGGCTCAACATCGACGCCCGCCTGGCCTCGATCACTAAGCAGCAGGCTGACGCGGTTCTGCGCGCCGTCGAGGCCGCCATCGCCCACTTCCAGCCGCAGCCCGAGCAGGCCGACGCCGCCAAGGCCATCGCCATCCGGCACCTGCGAGCTGTTGAGGCCGCATGATGCGCAACGCGCTGCTGCTTGCCGCGGACATGCTCGAACAGGGCCCGGCCCGGTTCTCCACCCCCGGCGAACTCGCCGAATATCTGGATCCGCGCACCGTCCACACCGAAGCGTTGGGCCTGCTCGACCGCTGCCTCATCCGCGTCGCCGACCGCCGCCTGGACCGCCTCATCTGGACGATGCCCCCGCAGGAAGGCAAGTCGCAGCGGATCAGCCGCGCGTTCCCGCTGTGGCTGCTGCTGCGCAACCCCGACACCCGCATCGCCATCATCAGCTACGAGGCCGACGTGGCCCGACGCTGGGGCCGTGCGATCCGCAACGACATCGCCGCCCACCCCGAACTCGGCCTCACCGTCCGGCACGACACGTCGGCCGCGCACGAGTGGCAGCTGGCCGGCCACGGCGGCGGCGTCGTCACCTCCGGCATCGGCGGCGCGCTCACCGGCCGCCCCGTCGACGTGCTGATCATCGACGACCCGGTGAAGGGCCGCGCCGAAGCCGACTCGCAGACGTACCGCGACGCCGCGTGGGACTGGTGGACCGAGACCGGATCCACCCGCCTCGCCCCGGACGCGCCCGTAGTGCTGCTGATGACCCGCTGGCACGAAGACGACCTCGCCGGGCGGCTGCTGGCCTCGGAGTCGGCCGCGGAGTGGACGCACGTCAACGTGCCCGCGGTCGCCGACCACGACGACGCGGCCGGCCAGACGGATCCGCTCGGCCGCGAACCCGGCGACTACCTCGTGTCGGCCCGCCGGCGTACGGCGGCCGGGTGGCAGCGGATCCGCCGCCAGGTCGGCGCACGCGCCTGGGGCGCCCTCTACCAGGGCCGCCCGGCCCCCGCCGAAGGCGGCATCCTCAAGCGCGCATGGTGGCGCTACTACACCGTGGCCCGCGCGCACCAGCGGCACGACGGCACATGGCACGCCATCGGCGCCGAGGACGTGCTGATGTCCGTGGACTGCTCGTTCAAGGACACGAAGACCTCCGACTGGGTCGTGATCCAGATCTGGGCGCGGCGCGGCTCGAAAGCGTGGCTGCTCGATCAGGTGCGGGACCGCATGGACCTGCCCGCCACGTTGGCCGCCGTGCGCGCCGCGTCGGCGAAGTGGCCGCAGGCCCGCCGCAAGGTGATCGAGGAGAAGGCGAACGGCGCCGGCGTGATCCAGGTGCTGCGCGGCGAGATCGGCGGCCTGGTCGCGGAGAACCCGACCGACTCGAAAGAGGCCCGCGCCTCCGCGGTGTCGCCGTTCATCGAAGCCGGTGACGTCGAGCTGCCTGACCCGAAGATCGCGCCGTGGATCGGAGACTTTGTCGAGGAGTGCTCCGCGTTTCCGAACGGCTCGCACGACGATCAGGTGGACGGGATGACGCAGGCGTTGGGCCGGCTGCTGATGGGCGGGACCAGCGCGGGTAAGTTCATGCGCGACCTGATGCGCGAGCAGGGCGCGGCGTAGGCTGGCGGCATGACCAACACCTTTACCGCACCCGTCGCGGGCACCTACCACGTCGGTGCCGGTTTCACGCCGCACCTGCGGGCGGAGTGCGGTGCCGAGTGCGACCCGTATCCCGAGATCGTGGTGGGCACGATGACGGTCATCGAGATGGACGGGACGCCCGCCTACGCCATCTACGGTTACGACCTGACGAAGCCCGTGGACGCGCTGCTGATGCCCTATCTGGACGAGGGTTTGACCAGCTGATTCCTTGATCAGATCATCCGCATAATCGATGTTATGCGGACCCTGATTCGGTCCGGTGCCGCTGGATTCTCCAGCACTGCGCGCAGCCGTCGCCGTTGATCGTGTAGTCGGGATGCAGACTGCACGGCCGCTCGCAGCCCGGGACCATGCCGAGCAGGTTGAGCACGCCGCCGTAGTCGAGGCTGTCCGGATCCGAGCCGCCGGTGAACTCGACCCTGAAGCGCGCGGGTGCGGTCAAGTCAAGGGGCTCCATGCGCCCAGCGTACGCGGTACGGCCCGGCGGGATTTGAACCCGCACCATTGAGCGCCGGGGCCGACTGCGGGTCGCCCCGGGCCCGTGCTCACCAGGCTGAGCTTCGGGCCGTACCAGGCGCAGCCCGGTGGGATTTGAACCCACCACCCGCTACGCGACCGAGGCCGCGCCTGCCACTACCAAGCTGTGGTCCACGGGCTGCACCTGCCCCACCGCGCCGCCTAGACAGCGGCACGGGTGAGCGGCACCAGAGTAGCCGGTCGGCTGCCGTGATTCGAACGTTTGAGCTAGCATTCTTAGCTAGGCTCGCTAACTAGTTCGAGGACGGCCCGTGTCCCGCAGCCGCAACCGCTCACGCGGGCGCCGCCCGCAGCAGAACAACCGCGCCCACTTCCAGCCCAACCCCGACTACGCCGCCGCCAAAGCAGGCGCCCCCGCCGGGCTCACCGGCAACGCCACCGGCAAGCCCATCGCCCGGCCCTTCGCCGAAGTCCTCAACCAGTACACCGGCCAGCAGACCTGGGGCCCGACCCGCCCCATGGCCCGCGACAGCATGGACGCCGTCCCCTTCGGCCCCATCAACCCCCACGTTCCACAGCCCATCTCCCCGACCCGCACCGACACCGGCCGGCCCGAGGTGCGCATCTGGGAATACCCCGTCGGCTGGAACATCCCCGGCAACGAGACCAGGCTCATCCCCTGGGACGTGCTGTACACCGCCGCCGCGCAGGTCGACATCATGCGCCGCTGCATCGAGATCCGGAAGCGGCACGTCCGCTCCCTCGACTGGGCGTTCGGCGTCTCTACCGAGGCGATCGCCGCCGCCTACCGGGCCGACCCCCGCCGCGGCAAGGACGACCTCGAGAGCCAGCTCCGCGAGAAGTACCAGCCCGAGATCGACCGCCTCACCGAGTTCTGGACCAAGCCGTGGCGTACCAACGGCATGAGCTTCGGGCAGTGGGTCAACGCCGTCCAGGACCAGCACCTCACCCTGGACGCCGTCGCGATCTACCCGCGCACCACCTACGGCGGCGACGTCATCGACCTCGAAATCGTCGACGCCTCCACCATCAAGCCCCTCGCGGACTGGCGCGGCGCCCGCCCGTCCGGCGACCACCCGGCGTTCCAGCAGGTGCTATACGGCTTCCCCCGCGGCGAGTACACCGCCACCTGCGAAGTCGACGACCAGGGCAACACCGTGATGCGCGGCGGCTACAAGGCCGACCAGCTGTACTACTGGCGCGAGACGTTCCGGCCCCGCTCGTTCTACGGCCTGTCCGCCGTCGAGCAGGCGCTGCTCGCGGCCCGCCTGTACATGAAGCGGCAGGGCTGGATGCTGTCCGAGTACGACGACGGATCCACCCCGCTGACGTGGCTGGTTCCGGAGGGCGCGGAAGCCTCGGAGCTGGACCCGCGGCAGCGCCGCGAGTACGAGACCGCCATCAACGACGACCTCGGCGGCCAGACCGCGGCCCGGCACCGCATCAAACTGTCCTACCCGGGCTTCAAGCCGGAGATGATGCCGTCCGTCGACGAGCGCTACAAGCCGGACTACGACCTGCATCTGATCAAGCTGCTCGCGTCGTTCTTCGGCGTGCCGATCACCGAGCTCGGGTTCACCGAGACCAAGGGCCTCGGCTCCACCGGCTACCACGAAGGCCAAGAGGACGTGATGGACCGGGTCGGCCGCCGCCCGGACATCGCATGCCTCAGAGAGCTGATCAACGACATCTCGCGGACGTGGCTCGGCGCCCCGCCCGAGATCGAATTCGACTTCCTCGGGCTGGAGTCCGAGGACGAGGCCGCGCAGGACGCCGTCGCCGACACCCGCGTCCGCTCCGGCCGCATGACCTACAACGAGGACCGCAAGCGCCTCGGGTTGCCGCTGTACGACTTCCCCGAGGCCGACATGCCGATCGTCGTGTCGCAGCGCGGCGGCGTCACGTTCCTCGAGGGAGCCGCGCAGGTCGCGCAGCCGGGCGTGATGCTGTCCCCGGCCCAGGCCGCCCCCACCGACACGCCCCCGGGCGGTACGCAGGCCGCACAGGACGGCCAGCAGGGCGCTGCCGGGTCGGCCGCCACCGGCGAGGCGACGCAGGGTGCCAACGGGGCGCCACGGGACGCCGGCGCGCAGCAGCGCGGCGGGAAGCCGGCGGCCGAGGCGGCGAAGGCCGCCGACCCCACCGCGGCCGTCACCGACTCCGACTCCACCCGGCAGCGCGTCCACGACCAGCTCGCCCGCGACTACCCCGAAGACTCCATGGCGTGGCTGGCACAGGCCGTGTGGTCCGGGCCTGAGACCGTCCCGACCGCGGATATCGACTTCAGCAACGAAGAGGACTGGCGGGCCACCGACGAGCCGGACAAGGTCGAGCGCTTCACCGGCAAGATCCGGCAGGGCAAGCTGAAGCCGATCATTCTGGTGAACACGCCCGACGCCCGCAAGTACATCGTCATCGACGGCCACCACCGGGCCCTGGCTTACCGCCAGCTCGGCGTTCCCGCCGTGGCCTACATCGGCCGCGTGGCCACCAAGACCGGGCCCTGGGACACGATGCACGCCTCGCAGCGGTCCGGGGCCAGCGCGAAGGCGGCCGAGCCCATCAAGGCTCGGCTGAGCGCCGGCGAGTACGTCCTCAACCCGGCCACGGTCTCTGTCGTCCTCGAGGGCGCGGCCCTGGACAGTGCCGTGCGTACCCAGACGCGGCGCTACACCCAGCCCTCCGACGCCGTCCTCGACAAGGCCGTCCGTGCCGAGGTCGCCGCCTACCGCAACTGGCAGCGCCACGCCCGCAAGCGCGGCAACCGCGGCGAGTTCGTGTTCACCCACCCCGAAGCCGAACGCATCGCCAAGGCCGGTGATGCCAGCGACCCAAAAGCACCAACGGCCCGCACCTGGCCGGGCTGGGAACGTGACCAGACCCTCGCCGCCCACTACGCCCAACGCCTGCGCACAGCCGTGACCGCCCGCGTCGACACCGCCGTCCTCGCCGACCGCTGGGGCGCCGCACGCGGCCTCACCAAGGCCGGACGCAGCGGCGCCGAAGACGACGCCCGCGCGTGGCTGCACGACAACCTCACCGCCGAAGCCATCCGCGCCGCCCTCGGCGCCGTCCTGGCCGACGCCTACGCCGAAGGCTGGCTCCTCGGCGACCGCTCGGCCGTCGCCGTCGTCAACAGCGTCCGCGTCGATTGGTCCGGCTGGGAACCCGGCGACCCGGACGCCGCACGGCTACTCCTCGGCGACACCGGCACCGGATCCGGCCTCGCGCAGCTGCTCGACGTCTCCGGCGTCACCATCGCCTCGATCACCTCCAACCGCCTCGACGAACTCGCCCGCGCCCTCGCCGACGCCGTCGGCGCCGGCCAGTCGGTGGACGACCTTGCCCGAGTCTTGCGCGGCATCCTCGACGACCCCCAGTGGGCCGAACTCGTCGCCGTAACCGAGATCAACCGGGCGATCTCGGCGGCCACGCTGGACACCTACGGGCAGATGGGCGTCGAGGCCAAGACGTGGATGACCGCCGCCGACGACCGCGTCTGCCCCCTGGTCTGCGAGGCGAACTCGATTGACGGGCCGATCCCGCTCGGCGCCCTGTTCACCTCCGGGGTCGCCGCACCGCCCGGTCACCCCCGATGCCGCTGCGCACTCGACGCAGCCACCGTCACACCCGCTGAAGCCGAAGGAGCCTGATGGCCAAGAAGAACAAGGCCGCCGCCGGCATCGCCGGCCGCCTGGTCAAGTCCGAGGACGAACGCCGCTACACCCTCGTCGTCGGCTACCCCGCCAACAAGCCCGACGTGGCCGTCGCCGCCGACGGCTACCGCGACTTCGCGTCCAAGGCCGCCGTCGAGGACGCGGCCTGGTCGTACCTGGCGACCTCGCCGAACGTCGGCCTGTGGCACGCCGACGGCACCGACGGCGCCGGCCGCGTCGTCGAGTCGTACATCTACCGCGGCCCGGACTGGACCGTGAAGGCCGCCGACGGCACCGAACACACCGTGACCGCCGGCGACTGGCTGCTGGGGATCCAGTGGGGCGAGCAGGCGTGGGGCGACATCAAGGCCGGCCGGATCGGCGGGGTGTCGATGCAGGGAAGGGCCGAGCGGCGGAAGCCGACGGCCGAGGCAGTGGCGAACCTGAGGAGCTGAACGTGACCACCACGACCACCGAGACCGCGGCCGAGAAGTCCGAGGTCGAGATCACCGAGCTGGCGTCGATCGAGCCGACGCGGATGGACGGCATCGGCCAGCCGGCGAACGGCTTCCCGATCCTGATGATGAAGTCGCTGGCGCCCGCGCCGATCGAGAAGGCGCCCGCGCCGACCTCGGCCGCGGCGGCGTGCGGCTGCGCGCCGGACTGCGCGTGCTGCTCCGGCACCGCCAAGGCCACGGCCGAGCCGAAGGCCAAGAAGGCCAAGGACGGTGGCAAGAAGACGACCAAGAGCGCTACCATGCCGGAAGGCGACTCGAACACCAGTACGAACGCCGCAATCACGCCCGACGTGATCGCGAAGGCAGTGGCAGAGGCCACCGGTCCCCTCCAGGCGGAGCTCAAGACTCTGCGGGACCAGATGGCGAAGGTCCTGGCGACCCCGATCCCCGGTGGACCCCAACTCGTCACGCCCCCGACCACCCCGCAGCAGCCGAACGCCGCCCTCAACGAGGCCGCCCGGCTGCGCGCCATCGCCAAGCAGACGATCGACCCGGAGACCCGGGCGTCGTACCTGGAGCTGGCCGCGCGCGAGGAAGGGGCCCCGATCACGTAAGGAATGACCCCATGGCCATCTCCCTGAAGGAGATGTTCTCCGACTGCGACAGCCGCGCCGACCGGGCGGCCCGCCTGGAGATGCTCAAGGCGGCGTTCGTCGCCACCTACGCCGAGACCGACGCCGGCCAGGTGTCCTGGGCCGGCAAGGGCCACCCGCTGGCCAAGGGCATCGGCTCCGTGGCCGGCAGCCGCAACGCGATCTCGCGGCTCGACGAGCTCGCGAAGTCCCTGTCCGCCGACCAGCTGTCCGCGTTCGGCGCCGACCTGGCCAACCAGCGCGCCTACCTGACCGGCCAGGTCGCCAAGGACTGGACCCCGTCCAGCCCCGTCGGCGGCACCGGCCTGACCCCCTACGACCTCGAGCCGCAGGCGAAGGTCCTGGTCCCCAAGCACACCCCGATCCGCAACAGCACCCCGCGGGTCAAGGGCCAGGGCAACGCCCGCAAGTTCAAGCGCATCGACTCCTTCAGTAACGCCGGCATCCCCGGCGGTGCCAGCAGCCAGCGCATCGGCTTCTCCTCGCTGACCACCACCAGCACGTGGGGCCCGACCGGGAACCTGACGCTGGCCCGCCCCCCGAAGATCTCCTACACCGGCTCGGACTGGTCCGTGCCGTACGTCGAGCTCGGCGTCAGCGACAGCGTGGACTGGGTCGCCCAGTTCCAGGGCCTGGGTTTCGACGACCTGCGCGCCCTGTCGCACATGGCCCTGCTGTGGTCCCACATGATGGGCGAGGAGCGGACCATGCTGTACGGCCGGGGCACCGGCACCGGCTACGAGGGCGTCGTGGCCGCGCCCGGATCGGTCACCACCGCCACCGCGACCACCGGCGGCACGATCCCGGCCGCGACGTACAGCGTGTACCTGACCGCCAACACGGGTTTCGGCGAGTCCGTCAACTCCACCGTCGCCACCCAGGTCACCACCGGCTCCACCTCGACGATCACGATCTCGATCGGGACCGAGCCGACCGGCGCGATCAACTACAACGTGTACGTCGGCACCACCGCCGGCATCACCAACGCCAAGTTCCAGGGCACGTTCACCCCCACGAACTCCGGTGTGACGCCGCAGATCGTGCTCACCTCGTACAACGCCTCCGGCACCGCCGGCACCGGCACCGACACCTCCGCGGTCGCGACCGACTACGACGGGTTCCTGTCGATCCAGTCCGACCCGACCAAGACCGGCTACCTCGGCCGCGTCAACGGCAAGTTCTCCACCACCAACCCCGGCAGCGAGTTCGACACCGCCCTGGCGGCGATGTTCGTCAACAACGGCGCCGACCCGGACGAGATCTGGATGACCGGCGCGATGCGCGCCGAGTTCGGGCAGCTGATGCGGATCGGCGGCAGCAACGGCGCCGCGTCCGGCTACCGCACGAACGTCGTCACCGGCGACGGCTCGGTGACCATGGGCACCTCGGTGACCGGCTACGTGAACCAGAACACCGGCAAGGTCCTGGACGTCGGCACCCACCGCTTCATGCCCGCGGGCGCGTCCCTGATCCGGTCGCTGTCGGTCCCGATCGACGACTCCCGCGTCGGCGCGCCGACCCAGGCCGTCAACGTGCAGGACTACATGGCCGTGGACTGGCCCACGATCCAGATGACCTACGACTGCTCGACCTACCAGATCGGGACGCTCGAGCACATCGCCCCGGCCTGGCACGGCCTGCTGCTCGGCATCAGCTGATCCCCCGCCCCCTACGAGTCGAAGGAGCCGCCGTGGCGCGCGTGCCCGCAGAGGACATCCGCCAGGTTGCCACCGTCATCGACGGCCGCGAGTACCGGGCGTCCGGCGGCTTCTTCGACATGCCCGACCGCGACGCGAAGGCGCATCTGGCCTCGGCCGGGTTCGGCGGGTCGTGGTCGCCGGTGCGCGGCGCCACGGGGCGCCGGGCGCTCGGCCGCCGTTGCAAGGACTGCGGCTTCGGTTCGTACTTCACCACGTGTTCCCGCTGCGGCGGGGCCTGCCAGAGGGAGGGCACCGATGCCCCCGCGCAAGAAGCCTGAGGTCCCGGCCGAGGAGCCGGACGTCGTCGAAGAGCTCGACGACGAGACCGAGCCGGACGAGGCCGACGAGGACTCGGACGTCGAGCAGCCGTGCACCGAGCACTACCCGTACGGCTGGAAGGGCGTCCCGGCCCACCACGACGGCGTCGGCTGCGAGCACGGCTCCTGGACCCGGCCCGAGTCCTGATGCCCCTGTCCGGGCTCGTCGTCGAGCCGCCACGAGTGAAGTGGGTGATCTCCATGGAGAGCGAGCGGATCAGCTCAGCCAGCACGGAGGTCGTCCGCTTCCCCGTGTTCGCCGACTCGGCCGGGACCCTGATCAACCCCAGCGGCTACACCGTGGCGTTCGCGCTGCTTGCGGCGGCGACCGACAAGCCCATCGTGACCGACTGGAAAACCGGCACCTGGGACGTCAACGCCATCGGCGGCTACGTCGCCCAGTTGCTCGTCGGCCCCAGCGGCGTCACCAACCCGGGCTCCGGCACTTATTACTGCTGGATCCAGATCACTGCCGCCGGCGAGACCGTCGTCCGGCAGGTCGGCCAGCTCATCATCGACTGAACAGGACACAATCATGCCTTTGTCTCAGGTCGTCGGGGTCACGCCGCAACCGCGGCTGACGCCGTACCTGAGCATCGACATGTTCAAAAACCACCGGCGCCGCGGCGTCCAGGTCGACAACCTCGTCCCCCGCGGCACCCCCGCCGAACAGGACGCCGCCCTGGCCGAGGTGATCGAGTCCGCGTCGGCGTGGATCGACAACACCGTCCTGGGGATCCTGGCCGCGACCTCCGACACAGAACTTCGACAGGTCAACGTCGACCGCAACGGGTACGCCGCCATCCACCCCCGCTTCCGGCCCGTCATCGCCCTGACGGCGTTCCAGATCGGCCCGACCCCGGCCCTGATGCAGGCCCTCACGGACCTGACCGGCACCGGCGTGGAACTGAACCGGTTCGCGGTGCCGACCTCGCCGCTGAACCTCACCAGCTCGGCCGGGCCGTTGCAGTTCGGGAACACGACCGCGCCCGCCGACCGGCAGTGGGTCCAGTACACCTACCAGAACGGCTACCCGGTCACCACGCTCACCGCCCCGGCCGCGCTCGGGGCAACCAGCATCGCGGTGGCCGACACCACCGGCATCGTGCCCGGACAGACCTGGCTGACGATCTACGCGCTTCAGAGCCGGATCCGGTTCCAAGCCGGCGCCGTGTCCACCGCGCCGTCCGGCGGCGTCGGAACCGGACCGGGCACGGTCGGCTGTCCGGCGCTGGCCTCCGCGGTCCCGAACAACCCGTCCTACCCGACGATGGTGTCCGCGCTGCCGCCGGACATCATCGAAGCCTGCGTCCTCGTCTGTCGGGCGATCATCAAGGAGACCGGCGGCGGATCGGTCGTGGCCTCCGGGAACCGCAGCATCACCGCAGGCGACAAGGACCCGTTCGGCGCCGGAGACGACTACGTCGAGGCCGAGGCGTTCCTACGCCCCTACATGGTGCCGTGGGAGTGAGGCCGCGATGACCGCACCCCCGAACCCGGGCGGCCAGAACCGGCGCCTGATGCGTACCGCGATCGCAACGTGGCTCAACGCCCAGCACATCCTGGGCCTGGACCACGTCTACCGGGCGCGGCCGCCGGAGGTGACGTTCGCCGAGTACGAGACCGGCACCTCGCAGTACCGCTGCCAGGCGTTCGTGTCGCTGCCGGAGGACCGCGAAACGCGCCTGGTCATCACGGGCCCGGTCCTGCCGACTGGCAAGCAGATCCACTACGCCGCGGAGCTGGAGTTCTGGCACCGCGTCTACGAGCTGTCCGAGCTCGACTGGGCCGACGCCGAAGACGACTACGACCGCATCATCGAAGCCGTCAAGGACTGTCTGCGCGCGCAGGGGCGGCAGCTCGGCCGGCCGGACGCGATCTTCTCCGTCGGCGAGTTCGGCGACGGCATCGTCGGCCGCCACGACCCGCCGATGCTGCTGGACGGCGGTACCGCGCAGCGCACCGGCGTTCTCCGCTTCCAGGTGACCCAGTTCATATGACGCCTCGGAAGCGCCGGGCCCGGCGCCAGGTCTCGGCGGCGACCCGCGCCAAGGAGTCCAAGGCCCAGCGCGGCCGCCACCACAAGGGCAAGAAGCGCACCGCCGCGCAGCGTGCCGCGCAGTCCAAGCGGCAGCGCGGCAAGCACCACAAGGGCCACAAGCTCAACGCCAAGCAGCGCAAGGCGTTGTCGGCCCGGATGAAAGGCAAGCGCCACCCGCACAAGGGCCACCCGCACCGCACCACCAGCCGACACACCACAGGCAGGACCCATGGACGACGACACCACCGCGACCGAGGCCGGATCTACCCCAGCCACTTCAAGCACGGCCGGAACCGGCTCCCCGCGCGGTTCAAGAAGGGCCGGCGGCCCCGCGGGGTCCGCAGCCCCTTCGCTGCCGGACGCCGTCACGTCCGCGCCTGGGGCTCCGGAGGACGCCGGGCCCGCGGCCGACGCCGTTGAGGCTGAGACGCGGCCGGGCTGGTACCGCAACACCGGCCCGACGCCGCTGGTGATCCAGCCGCCGGTCGGGCCGACGCTCGAGGTCCGCCCGGCGCGCGAGGCCGAGTACGACCAGGACGGGCAGCTGCTCGCCGAGGCCGTCCCGGCCGGGGCGGTGTGGCTGCTCGACGACCTGCACCACCCGCACCTGGCCTTCGCCGGCTCCGACCCGGCCGGCCCCGACACCGCAACGGAGGTCTGAGCCATGACCGCCCCGCCCGCCACGTACGCCAGTCTCAAGCGGGTCCTGGGCGTCGCCAAGGAGGCCACGCCCGGTACCCCCGTCAACCCGACCATGTTCATCCCGTTCACGAAGTTCGACTGGAACGACAAGCCGACGTGGCTGATGGACCAGGGCGTGCGCGGCGTCATGGCCAACGATTCGTTCGCGGTCATCCAGGGCGTCGAGGTCGGCGAGATCGATTTCGAGGGCCCGGCGTACGCCGACACCGTCGGGTTCCTGCTGGGGAACCTGCTCGGCGACGTCACCGCCACCGGCACCGCGACGACCCCGACCGGGACCCTGTCCGCGCTGTCGAACGTCGGCGCCACGTCGGTGTCGTCGTCGGTGTCGATCCCGGCCAGCACCCTGATCCAGATCGACACCGGCATCAACGCCGAGATCGTCACGACCACCGGTGCGCCGACCGGCGCCGGCCCGTTCACCATCCCGGTCCCGGCGCTGACCAAGGCCCACGCCAACGGGGTCGCGATCACCGCCGTGCAGTCGACCGGGTCGTTCGCGCACGCGTTCTCGCTGATGAACTCCGGCGCCGGCACGGGCCAGGTCGCCGGGACCGCGCAGCCGACCGCGCACACCTTCACCCAGTTCTACGGCCCGGCCGCCACGTCGGGGACGCGACAGTTCACGTTCGGCTGCGTCACCGAGGTCGGGTTCAAGTGGAACGCCGAGTCGGAGTACCTGACCGTCACCGCGAAGATCGTCGCCTACATCTCGAACATCCCGGGCTCGGGCCCGACCGCGGTGTACACCGGCGCGCTGCCGCTGGCGTCGTGGCGCGGCCAGCTCGGCATCGGCGGCCCGGCCTCGGGCGGGACGCTGGTGGCCTCCGCGGAGTCCGGAGAGTTCAACCTCAAGCGCGACGTGAAGCCGAAGTTCACCGCGCAGAACAGCCAGAACCCGTACTTCTTCCAGCGCGGCGGCGTCACCGCCGACTTCAAGAACACGTTCGTCATGGCGGACGAGTCGCAGTACCTGAACATGCGGAACAACACCCAGCCCCAGTACCAGTTCGTGCTGTCCAACGGCCTGACCGGGGCGTCCGCGCTGGGGTTCCAGTTCGACATGCAGGCCGCGGCGTTCACCGAGGCGAAGCCGGACTTCGGTGAGGAGGCGATCCGGCTGGCCGTGACCGGCAAGGGCGTGCTGAACACCACGAACGCCGGATACACCGGCGGCTACTCCCCGGCGAAGGTCACGATCACCAACGCCGTCACGCCCGGCACCTACCTGTGAGGACCCTGATGAGCCACGACATCGCAGAGCAGACCGGCGGGGCGCTGCCGGATCCGAACCCGACGTGGGAGTCGCTCGCCGTCTCCCCGGACGGCCCGGCCGCGTCCGGCCCTGCGGACCCCGCGCCGTCGGCGGTGCCGGCCGGTGCGCACCCGATGCCGTCGGGCAACTGGGTGGTCATCGCCGACGCCCGCACCCTGACCCGTGGCGACAAGCGCGAGCTGATCCGCGAGGCGTCCAAGTACGACACTCCGGCCGAGCAGGGCCTGGCGGTCACCGACCTGCTGCACCGCAGGCTCATCACCGCCTGGTCCTACCCGCACCCGCTGCCCTCGGCCGACCCGGCGTCGCTGGAGCTGCTGCCCGCGCAGGACGACGACGCCCTGGACGAGCTCATCAAGGACGCGAACAGGCTGCTGTTCCCCCGCCCGGTCAGCCCCGACGACTACGCCGACCCGGCGTCCCCTACCGCGCCCTCCGGCGCGTAAGGGCCGCCCTGGAGGGAGGAGAGGGCGCCGCCCGCATCAAGTGGCCGGAGGGTGACGTGTGGCGCGACGTGTGTGACTACGGCTGGTGGATGAAGCAGCACAGCAAGACCCCGGCCGAGGTGGACGCGATGCCCGCCTGGTTCGAGGCCAGGTACCCGCAGTTTGCGCAGGTCTGGGACGACGTGACGAGTGAGAGGAGGGGCTGATGCCGACGCTGGTCTGGCGGGGCGTGGGCGAGTTCGACCGTGCGCTGCAACGGCTCGTCGCGGATGCCTCTCGGGCTGCCCAGCGCGGGGCGAACGCGGCCGCGCTGGCGGTGGCCACCCGCACGAAGGAGAAGCTGACCACGACCACGCATCGGCGGGGCGAGCCGACACCGTCCCGGCCGGGCGAGCCGCCGTCGCTGGTGACCGGCACCCTGCGCCGCTCCATCAAGGTCATCCCGGCTGAGCCGCGGGGCGCTACCGGCTGGGCGTCGAAGGTCGGGCCGACCGCCGTGTACGGCCGGATCCAGGAGCTCGGCGGGCCGCTGCCGCGCAGCGTGCACCGCGCCATGTACAAGCACGACCCGAAGCTGCCGGCCCGTCCCTACCTCGGGCCGGCCGTGCAGGAGCTGATCGACTCCGGGGCTTTGTGGACCGCGTTCCGGTCCGGATGGGACCGGTTCTGATGACCCTTGGACTGCTGCCGCCGGTTGTGGCTGAGCTCCTGATGGACATCAAGGACTTCCAGGCCAAGGCCGGTGAGGCCGAGACCAGGATGGAGGGCCTGACCGCCTCCGGGTCCGCCGCGTTCAACCGGGTGGGGAAGTACGCGACGCTGGCCATGGTCGGGGTTGCGGCGGCGAGTGTGAAGATGGCCGCGGACTTCGAGACGCAGATGACGCGGCTGTACACCGCGGCCGGCGCCCCGGAGCAGGCGGTCAAGGACGCGACCGGCCAGGTGCTGAAGCTGGGGGATGCGGTCGGGTTCTCCGGCACGCAGATGGCCGAGGCGCTGTACCACCCGGTGTCGGCCGGCCTGAGCTTGGCGACGTCGCTGGAGGCGGTGAAGTACAGCGCCGAAGAGGCGCAGATCTCGGGCGCGTCCCTGGACGACACCACCTACGCCCTGTCCAGCGTCATGAAAGCGTTCAACCAGGACGCATCTCAAGCCCATGACACGATGGCGCTGCTGAACAGCATCGTCGGCCAGGGCGACATGCGCTTCCAGGACTTCAACACCTCGGTGAAAAACTGGGCTCCGACGGCCGCGCAGATGGGCATCAGCATCCAGAGCATGGGTGCGGCCCTGGCCTACCTGACCGACCGTGGCAACTCGGCCGAGGAGGCCGCGACCCGGGTCACGATGGGCCTGTCGATGATGACCACGCCGTCGAAGCAGGCCGCGAGCCTGCTCGAGGGCATGGGCGTCGCGTCCTCCGACGTGTCGGCGTCGACGACGGCCATGACCGACATCATGAAGAAGGCCGGCGTCACCCAGAACCAGCTCGCCGCCGACCTGGCCAAGCCGGACGGCATCTACGTCGCGCTGACGCACCTGAAGTCGGCCCTGCACGACGCCGGCGTCGAGGGCACCGAGGCCGATTCGGTGCTGGCGAAGGTGTTCGGTGGCGGCCGGTCGGACAAGGCGATCCTGTCGCTGATGCAGAACCTCGACGGGCTGAAGACCAAGTACGAGGACATCGGCGCCGGCGTCGGGAAGTTCGACGCGGCGTGGGCGGCGACGCAGCAGACGTTCTCCTTCAAGATGAAGCAGCTCGGCGCGGATGCCGAGAACCTCGGCATCTCCTTCGGGATGAAGCTGATCCCGATCCTCGAGGGCGTCGTGAGCTGGTTCGACCGGAACCAGTGGGCTGTGGTCGCGCTGGCCACGGTCATCGGCGGCGTGCTGACCGTCTCGGTGATCCGCTACGTTCAGACCCTGACCGGCACCCTGATCACGGGCCTGGCCAAGGCCGTGATCAGCATCAAGGCCATGGGCGACTCCAGCGCCGAGGCCGCGGCGAAGCAGGAGGCCGCGGCGGCCTCGGCCGAGAAGTGGGGCGGGAAGCTCGGCAACGCCATCCCGGTGATTGGCGCGGTCGTGACCGGCGCGGTGATGCTCGCACAGAAGATCAACGACTGGGCCGGGCAGGCCGACAAGGCCGGGCTGTCCGCCGATCAGCTCGCGTCGAAGATGCTGGACACCTCCGGTGCGACCGGGCAGCTGAACAACGTGATGGACGCGGCGGGCATGACCGCGGACACCCTGGGCGGCAAGTGGACCGCGTCGACGAGCACGGTCGCGCAGCTCGGGATCATGACGGCGAAGGCCGGGCAGCAGATGGGCGACGCCTCCCGGATGACCGGCCAGTACGACGCGGCGCTGGCCCAGCTGGTGCAGTCGGGGAACGGCGCGCAGGCCAAGTCCATCATGGACCAGATCACCGCGGCGACCGACGCCCAGGGCAAGAAGATCGTGAACGCTGCGGCGGCGTTCCCGCAGTACTTCGCCGCGCTGGCGCACCAGGCCGCGACCACCGCCGAGACCACGGCGGCCACCGACGGCAGCACCGCGGCGGTCGACGCGAACAGCGCGGCCGTCGACGAGAACGCGAAGGAGATCGGGCAGGCCGTTGCCGCCGGCGATTCCCTGACCGACGCCATCAAGGCGGCCAGCGACGCCTATACGGCCCTGTCGTCGAACCTGTCGGGGTCCGGGATCCTGCTGGACTTCAAGAAGGACCTGCTGGACGTCGGGGACGAGCTGAAGAAGAACGGGAAGTCGTTCAACGACAACAGCGACGCCGGCATCGCGAACATGAAGGCGTTCGGCAGCGCCGCCCAGAAGATCCTCGACTACCGCGACAACCAGATCAAGGCGGCCGGCGGGACGAACGCCTCGACGGCGGCGATCCAGGCGGCGAACAAGACCGCGGCCGACCAGGCGCAGCAGCTGCTCGACGTGTGGGAGCACCTGACCGGCAACAAGAAGGCCGTCGACGCCTACGCCACCAGCATCGACCTGATCCCCAAGAGCATGTCCACCACGGTCAGCACCCCCGGCCTGGGGGCGGCCCTGTCCGGGTTCCAGCAGCTCGCCCAGGAGCAGGGCTACGTCGTCGGCCGCGGCGGGTCCCGCGTGCAGTCCAACGCCGCCGGCGGCTACATCACCGGCGAGGGCTCAAGCACCTCCGACAGCATCCTGTCCTGGCTGAGCAACGGAGAGTTCGTCGTGAACGCCGGCGCGGTCTCCGCCGTGGGCCGGCCGTTCCTGGACGCCATCAACAGCGGCTATCTGCCGGCCGCCCCCCGCGCCGCGTCCGCCACGGCGCAGGGCGCCGGCGGCAACGTCATGGTGCAGGTGGTCCTCGACGGCAAAGTCGTCAACGGCGCGGTGCGCACGCAGACGCTGCGCTACGACTACCGCAACTCCGGCAACAACCTGGCGCTGGCCGGCCGCCCATGACCGTCGCCACCATCCCCCAGGTCATTTACGAGTTCGCGTTCAACGCCGACCCGCAGCAGTCGACGCTGCCCGCCTACTGGACCGACCTGTCGGGGCGGGTGCTGTTCGGCTGGACCACCGGCCGCGGCAAGCAGTACGAGTCCGACGCCAACGAGGCCGGCACCTGGGACGTCGAGCTCGACGACCGCGACGGCGCCCTGGACCCGGGCAACGCCGCCTCGCCGTTCTCGCCGAACGTCATCCCCTACCGGCAGGGCCGTATCCGGATCGTCTTGGGCAACAACCTGCTGGTCCCGGACCAGGCGTCGGCCGGGGACTGGTCGCCGCTGGCTGCCGGCCCGGTGCCCTGGTACTTCGGGGTGTCCTCGGCGTCCGGGTTCGCGGTGTCGGTCGTGGCCACCGGGAGCGCGTTCCAGGGCGGCCGGGTGTTCGCGGTCGTCGTCCCGTCCGGGGCTGCGCAGCCCAAGGACGTCCTGGACGTGTCGGTTCCGCAGGTGAACGCCGGCACCGCCTACACGTTCAGCGTTCAGGCGCAGGTGACGACGTCCGGGCAGAACCCGACCCTGAACGCCGCGATCAACTGGCTCGGCGCCGCCGGGAACGTCGTGTCCACCACGTCCGGATCCGGCTCGGTCCTCACCGGCGCGTCCGGGACGTGGACACAGCTGACCGCCACCGGCACCGCGCCGGCCGGGGCGGTCGCCGCCACGGTCCGGCTGGTGACCACGACCACGCCGAGCGCGAACACCACGGTGTGGGCGGACGGGTTGCAGCTCGAGGCCCGCGGCTACGCCAGCCGCTGGCAGATGCCCTGGCAGACCGGCGTGAACCTGCTGCCGCAGAACGTCGGCACCGGCCTGGAGACGATGAATCCCGTCTCCGACACCGCGACCGCCTGGTTCTACCCGACGGGTACGGCCACGGTCGCGCGGGCGACGAACCTGACCGCGGCCCCGACCGGCACGACGACGGCGGTCGCATGGACGGTGCCGTCCGGGGTGACTGCGGGCACGGCGCTGCTGTACGCCGGGGTGGCGCCGGCCGGGGCGCCGACCGGCCCGGCCGCGGACTGCGTGCAGGTGACCGCCGGCCAGCAGTACACCGCCTCGGCGTACCTGCTGCGCACCTCCACCGCGGACGCGATCCAGGTGTCGGCGTCGATTGCCTGGTACGGCGTCGGCGGCGGGGCGGCGCTTTCGACGACGGCCGGCACCGCTGGCGCGGTGTCGTCGGGATCGTGGTCCCGGGCGACGGTGACCGGCACGGCCCCGGCCGGGGCGGTGTGGGGGCGGATGCTGCTGACCGTCACAACGCCGACCACGACCGTGTCGAACACCATCTACGCGACCGGCTGGCAGATGGAGCAGGCCGCGGCGGTGTCGGCGTGGGCCGACCCGGGCCTGACCCGGTTCCCGTTCACCGGGTTCGTCGAGCGGTGGCCGCGGGCGTTCGAGGAGCAGGAGTCGACGTTCGGCACATCCCGGCTGGAGTGCGTGGACGCTTTCGCGGCCCTGGCCCAGTACACGGTGCAGGACCCGTTCCTCAACGAGCTGCTGGTGCTGGGCGCGGGCCCGAACTTCGTGTATCCGCTGAACGACCCGGCGGGGTCCACCGCGGTCGCCGACGCCGCGGGGAAGCGGATCGGCGCACCGGTGGAGACTTCGCCGTACGGGGCCGGGGCGCTGAGCTTCGGCAACCAGGTCACGGCGACGAACTCGAACCTGACAATGGTCGGCGGGTCCGGGCCGGTGGCTACGTTCAACAACGCCTCCGGGCCCGGGCAGCTGTCCGAGGCGTTCATCTCACTGCACAAGACGACGCTGACGCCCGGGCCGCCGACGTCGGGGGCGTGGACACGGCTGGTGGCGTTCCGGGCCCCGGCCGTCCCGGGCGGCAGCAACCAGTTCTTCGTCTGGCAGTCGATCTCCCTGCCGATCGGTGTCATCAACGCCTCGCAGTTCGGCGTCCAGATCGACAACGGCGGGCACCTGCTGCTGGGGGTGACCGACAGCACCGGCACACACAGCGGCAGCTGGTCGAGCGCCGCCTCGGTGTGTGACGGGAACTGGCACCTGGCCGCGGTCGGCCTGGACCCGGCCAGCGGCAACAGCCCGATGTGGTACGACGGCACGCTTCAGGCCACCGGCACGGGTCTGACCAACCTCGCGCAGATGCTGTCGGACACCGTCGGCGCGTTCGTGACGTTGGACACCTCCACGTACTCCAACGGCATGAAGGGCGACGTCGCGTTCGTCTGCGAGTTCCCGTTCTTGCTGACCAACGCGCAGATGACGAACCTGTACGGCTCGTTCCGGTCGGCGTCGTCCGGGGAGTCGACCGGGGCCCGGTATCAGCGGGTCCTGACGTGGGCGGGCTGGAGCGGCCCGACGGCGATCGACAGCGGCCTGACGCAGTCGATGGGGCCGGCCACCGACCTGCTTGGCACGTCCGGGCTGGACGCGCTCAACTTGATCGCGCTGACGGAGAACGGCGACCAGTACGCGGCCGGGAACGGCGCGATGACGTTCAAGGCCCGCAGCGCCTACTACAACAGCCGCACGCCCGCGTTCGTCTTCGGCGAGAACGCGCCGGTGGGGAACCTGGGCGAGTGGCCGTGCGAGGTCGGGACGGTCGACTTCGACCCGTCGCACATCTCGAACCTGACGCAGGTGCAGCAGTACGGCGGCTCGACCTACCAGTACACGGACGCGACCTCGAAGCGGCGCTACTTCCCGCGGACGTACCAGCGGACCGTGAACACGTCCTCGGCCGCGGAGGCCCTGTCGGCGGCAACGTACCTGACCAGCCAGCTGAAGGATCCGCACCAGCGCGCGGACGTGATCCGGCTGCACCCGTCGGCGATCCCGGGGCTGTTCGCGGTGTGTGCGCAGCTGGAGAAGGGCACGCGGATCCGCTACATCAAGCGGCCGCCGGGCGGGGCGCCGTCGACGACGATCGACGCGTTCGTGCAGCAGGTCAACTGGACGTGGCCCGCGGACGTCAACGACCCCGTCGTGGAGATCCAGGCGTCGCCGGCGGACCTGCAGGCGTACGGGGTGCTGGCGGCGCTGCGGACGACGCTGAACGTGCAGGCCGCGTCCGGCCAGAACAAGGCCACGATCAACGCGCTGCCGGACGCGGCCACGAACTCCCTCGCGCAGTCGCTGCCGTCGGGGTATCAGCTGACGTTCGAGCCGGGCACCGCCCGGGCCGAGACGATGACGCTCGCCGCGGGCGGGATCCCGGCTACGTCGCCGGGCTGGACGACGGCGCAGTTGACGTTCACGTCGAACTTCGCCTTCACGCACGCGGCGAACTCCGTGGTGTGCGAGCCGCTCCCGGCCGGCTACACCGACCCGACCACCTGGGACGTCTCGGCGACTATCGGCGCGTCGTATACCACGGTGCTGTCCGGTGGGGCCTCCGGTACGGCCACGGTCACGGTGGGGCCGCTGCCGGACGCGGCTTACAACCCGCTGGGGGCGGTGTGGAACGGCGGCGACACGGTCACGCTGTCGCCCGGCACCGCCAACGCCGAGACCATGACCATCAAGTCGGTGGCGGCGACGCTGCCCGGCTACACCTCCTGCGTCCTGACGTTCACCGCGAACCTCGCGCACTCCCACGCCGCCGGCGACTACGTGTGCGACGTGCTGCCCGGCGGCGTCACCAGCCCGGCCGCGCTGACCCCCACT